GTTCCACCCTTTCTGCAGCACGCCGATGAAGTTCGTCCAGGCGGTGCCCAGGAAGCTGACCGTCTCGACCCAGGCGACCTGGATGCCGGCCCAGGCGTCGTTGAGGAAGCGGGCCAGGCCGTAGACCGCCCGGTAGAAGGTGTCGATGAAGAAGTTCTTGAAGTCGATCCACTTCTCCTCCAGCCACAGCACCCCCTTCTGGAACTCCATCTTGAGGGTGAGCCAGAGGATGCGGGCGGCGAGGCCGATGTCCCCGGCGGCGAGCGCGTCGGAGATGCCCTGCCAGGCCGCGAGGGCGGTTTCCTTCAGGCCGTTGAACTGCTCCCCCAACCACGACAACGCCTGGCTGCCGGCGTCGCTGGTGTAGATCAGGTAGCCGGCCAGCGCGACCACGGCGGCGGTGACCAGGCCGATCGGACTCAAGATCGCCGCGACGACGGCGGCCAGGATCTTGAACACGGCGACGACGCCCATGATCAGCGACACCAGCCCGCCGATGGCCGCGCCGACGAAGGAGATCGCCCCGCCGGCCGCGATCAGGGCGACGCCGACGCCGACCACGGCGGCGATCACCTTGGCCACGGTCACGATGACCGCCTTGTTCTCCTTCACCCAGTTGACCACCCCGACCACGAACCGCGTGACGGTGCCGAGCAGCGCGGTCAGGTCCGGCGCGAGTGCGCCGCCGATGGCGAAGGCGGCGGCCTTGAGCGTCTTGAGCAGGCGGTTCCAGGCGTCCTGCAGGTCGGCGGCGGACTGGGCCTGGTCGGTGCCGACCGTCAGCCCGAGGCGGTTCGCCTCGGCCCGCAACTCGTCGATCCCCTTCGCACCGGCAGAGAGGAGCGGGATGAGCTTCTGGCCGCTCTTGCCGAAGACGTCCATCGCCAGGGCGGCCCGCTGCGTCGGGTTGCCGACCTGGGCGATGCGGTCGGCCAGGAGGCGGAACTGCTCGTCGGGCGTGAGGGCCTTCAGGTCGGCGACGGTCAGCCCGAGCTTGGCGAGGGTGGCCCGCATCGCGAGCGAGCCGCCGGCGGCCGAGACGAGGTTCCGCTGCATCGCCTTGAGGCCCGCTTCGAGCGTCTCCAGGTCCGCCCCGGACTGCTCGGCGGCGAAGCCGAGTTCTGACAGCGCCTCGGTCGAGACGCCGGTGCGGGCGGCCATCTTGTTGAGGGCGTCGCCGGCGTCCTTGAAGTGGAAGACCATGCCGGCGACCGGGGCCAGGGCCGCCCCGCCCAGCGCGACCAGCCGCGCCCCCAGCCCGGCCACGCTCGCGCCGAACGCCTTCAGCTTCTTGGCGGCCGCGTCGAGGCCCTTGACGAGCCGGCTGTCCTTGACGGCCAGTTCGACGTAGGCGGCACCGGCTCGGATCCCCTTGGCGTCGGCCATCGATCCTTCAATCTCCCTGTGGACGGTTGACGAACACCTGCTTCAGGACGCCGATGCCGACCTTCACCCGCGGGGCGTCCTTCCGCTGGCGGTGCGGGTCGAAGTCGGCCGGGGTGAACGGGCGGGTCTTCTTCGGGTCGCGGTGGCAGTTGGCGATCACGCACATGAGCGCGGAGGTGTGCGTCCACCGCTGGCGGCTGACCGCCTCGGCCATGATCACGAGCTCGGCGAGGGTGAAGGGCCCGGGGTCGATCCCGACGACCCCGGCGAGCTCCCAAACGAGGCGATCAATTTCTGCGCTTCCGCCTCCGGGTCGAGCTGGTCGAGCACCGTCTCCGCGTGATCCAGGAGCCGGGCCTTGACCTTCTTCCCGGCCGCGCTCAGCTTCCTCATGCCCGCCCGCGCCCGGGCGTCGGGGAAAAAATCGAACAGTTCCTCCACGAACGCCTCGGCGGCCAGGGTGATGGCGTCGCCGTACAGCGCGCGGCCGAAGTCCTCGTCGCTGACGTGGCGGGCGTCCGCCTCGTCCTTGCACAGGCAGTACAGGACATCGGCCAGTTGCACCGGGTCGGCCACCAGTTCGCCCAGCGGCCGGAAGCCGTCGTCGACGAGCTTGTACAGGTCGATGTGGACCAGGCCGCGGACCCGCTTGACGGCGGCCACGTTGATGGCCACCGTCCAGGTCCGCCCCGCGTTGTCCGGAAAGCTGTGCATGGGGAACCTCACTTCGTTGCGGAACTCATGGTGCGGATCGGGATCGGGTGCGGCGTCCACTCCTTGTCGGCCCCGGCCTCCTCGCGCTTGCCGTCCTTGCAGATCGGGATGGGGAACGGCACCCACGCCTCGTCGGCGTCGTCGGCCGCCTTGGGGCGGGTGCGGCGGGCGACCTCGGCCGAGCAGCCCCACATCGACACCTTGCGGGCCATGCCGCTCGTGCAGCAGACCACCGACACCAGTTCGTTCGTGTCGCCGCGGAAGATGCCGCCGCCGGAGTCCCCGGACGAGACGCTCAGGATCATCCGCAGTTGGCCCTGGCCGTTCTCCCGCTCGGCGACGGTGCCGTCCTCGCGGTTGCCCGGCTTGTCCACGCCGAAGCCCATGTGCCAAACTGGCGTGTCCACCGCCGGGTTGCTCTCGGCGATCAGGGCGTAGGGAAGATCCTTGACCTCGTCGTCGGTGACGCACCAGGCCACGTCGGGCGTCTTGTGGTAGGCCACGACGCGGATGCCGAACGAGCGGCCGTCCTTGAGGGTCAGCGTGCCGCGTGCGCCGACGCCCGAGACGCAGTGGGCGGCGGTGAGCACGTCCCAGCGGCCGTCGGGCCGGCGCGGGCCGATCACCGTGGCGGTGCAGCCGGCGGTGCCGAAGCGGATGCGGCCCAGCGCGTTCACCGGGTCGAGCTTGCCATCGCCTGGCGGCTTGGGGTCGGGCTTGGGCGGCGTCGGCGGCACCAGCGCGCAGGACTCGATGGTGACGCTGACGCGGGCTTCCTCGACCGACAGCGTGCCCTCGGTGTTGGTGATGACCAGCAGTTCCACCTCGTAGGTGCCGGGGTGGGCGGCGAACTCCAGGACGCCGCGCGGGCTGGTGGCCCGCTGCACGTCCTTCGACGGGTAGACGCGCCACAGGAGCGCGGCCTTGGCATCGACGCCCTCGGCCTTGAGCCGGACGAGCGCGTGCGGCTTGTACTTCGTCTCGCCGCCGATGCGGATCGTGTCGGCGTGGACCGCGACCGGCGCGAGGGCGAGGACCAGGACGGAACACAGAAGCGAACGCATAAGAGCTCCTCGGGTGGTGATCAGGGCGCGACGACCCAGCTGGGCGGGTTGACGGAGAACGTCGGTTTGACCGTGACGCTGACGGTGATGGCCTCTTCGAGCGACTCGTTGCGGCTGAAGTTGGTGACCATGCAGGTGGCCCGCAGCCCCTGAGAGCCGGGCACGTTCATCGGCCCGTCCATGACCGCGAACTCCATCGCCCCGCGGTTGAGGAACGTGTCGCGGATGGCGGCGAAGTCGTCGTCCGCCGTGTCCCAGACCATCTCGAACTCGATCGACCCGTCCTTGAGCGTGGCGACCGTGGCCCGCCAGCCGGCGTTGCCGCGGGTGGTCACGTCGGCCTCGCCGGCCTCCAGGTTCAGGGTCACGTCCTTGACGTTGGTGATCTCGTTCCAGGCGGGCGAGGCGAAGGTGCCGGTGTTGCGGTACAGCTTGGCGTCGAGCCCGAGTTTCACGGCCATCGGTGTCTCCTCAGCGGACCGAGTTCTTCCACAGGGCGGGCAACTGCTGCTGCTCGGCCTCGAAGGCCGGCCCCATGAACGGCCGGGGGCGGTAGCGGAGCCGGCGCGTCTTCGTCTTGGTGCGGCGGACCGCCTCGCCGCCGTGTTCGAGCAGGCGCGGGGCCTGCGACCCCGCGCGGATCAGGGTCGGGCCGATGACGACCGACTTGCGGGTCGGGTCGTAGGCGAACAGGATGAACTTCCGCAGCAGGCCGACGTGCGAGTGCGGCGGCGATCCCGGTGGGCTGGTGCCCTTCTTCTTGCGGATCGATGTCTTGGCCCGCGTCCGCACGAACGCCCCGAACCGCGACAGCACCCGCCGCGTGCCGGCATCGACCGCGTTCTTCACCTTCGCCCGGTCGAAGAAACTCTGCTTGGCAGCCTGGAAGGTCATGACGATCACGGCTCACCTCCAGACCTTGAACGTGAGCGTGAGGACGCTGGTGAACTGGCGGAATTCCTCCAGGTGCTCCGTCGCGTAGACCGGCTAGTTGGCCACCTCGGTGCAGCGGGCCTGCGGGAAGCCGGCCAGCGGGTGCGAGCGGACGTGGTCGGCGATCTCCTCCACCAGTTCCATGAGCGCATCGAGGTTCCCCACGCTCGGCTCGACCTTCCGTTGCACCGCCACGTCGACCCGGTAGTCGAAGCCGTCCCGGTTGCGGTCCAGGGCCTTGCTGGACACGGAGCGAGGCACCACGCTGACGCGGAGTTCGGTCATCTCCGACAACTCGAAGCACGGCTGGTAGTGCCGCACGGCGACGAGCGGCTGGCTGAACGGCGTGGCGTTCAGTTGCTCGACGACGGCGTCGGCCAGGGCCAGGATCGTCGCGGGCACTACTCGACCCCCACTTGCTTGGCGTGAACCCGCAGCACCTTGCGGAACACGTCGGACCACCGCCACGCGGGCTCCTTGCCCGGGGCCATCACCTCGTACACGAACGTCTTGCCGCCCTGCGTCTCGCGGATCAGGTCTCCGCGCTCAGGCAGCGTCGGGTTGCCGGCCACCACCAGGTCGGCGGCGTGGATCAGGAAGTCGCGGTCGGTCCACTCCATGCGTACACCGCCGTAGCCGTCGTCGAGCTTGAGCAGCGTCCGGCCGATGGTCGCCTGCACAGAGACTTCGTCCGCCCCGCGTCGGTACACGACCGGGCGCGAGGCGTGTTCCTTGAGTTGATCGGCCAGCCAGTCGGAGCCGTTGCGAAGGACATCGGGCATGGCGTCCTCACTGGCTCAGGCGAACGCGGACGTGCGGGCTGCCCGGCCGCGAGTCCACCAGCACCGTCTTGCCCAGCAGCTTGTTGCCGCTGGCCGTCTCGGTGGCGACCTTGGCGGTGTTGTCCCAGTAGGCCAGGTCGC